CTAAAATCTATTTTTCCTGGTGTAATGAAATCTTTAAATTGCAAGTTTTCAGTTGTTGATGAATAGAAAATCCCTATAACAGGATTACTTGCGGTTCCAAAAACCCCAACAGGACTATTTGTTGTATTACTATCATAATACTCCGGGCTGAATTTTATAACCCCTTCTTCTGAATTAATTGATATCATTTGAGCTAAATCCGCATCAACTCTTCTTTTAGTATTACCTCTTAAACTATTCCCATTTCTACTGAATAGGTTATTAATTGAATCCCCCTTTAGAAAAGAAGAATTAACTATTCTTGAAATAACAAACAAATTAATAATATCTGAAGGGTCTGAATAACTGGTTGGATTCAGATTACTCATGATATAAGCATTTGTATCAGGTTTTAAAGTAATTTCCGAATAAAAATCATCCTTATATCCCAAGTCTATTATTGTGGTTGGAAACAAAAGATTCTTTGCATTTATTGCAGTGGACTCATTAGAAAGTTTACCTATGAATTTTTTTGTATTAAAGTTGAATGGGCTACTCCTGTAATAAAAATTGTTTGTGTCGTCATCAAAAAACACCACGTCCTTACAAAATACAGGGTCGTTTGGTTTGTTTTGAGAATTGAATGTTGTATCTACTTGAATTGGAAATGCAAATAACGTTCCGTTTACCCAATTATTAGTAAAGGTTTGTGAAAGTACTCCTCTACACATAGCATAGAAAAATTTATACCTAGTACCCCATTCAGTAAAATATTGTAAATCTTTTACTAATCCAAGCAGTGGTCTTGTAAACAGAACGTAACAACCATTAACAACTTGGTCTTGTTCTGCACATTTAGTACTCACTCCGAAACTATTACTAAAACCTGTATAACAATCTAATGAAACCATTCCCTGACAACTAAAACTTGTTAACACTGTTCCTGAATAAATTTGACCATCAATGTCTTCACCAATTTGGTCAGCCCCTGTTTGAAATCCTTGCGGTATGAATGATTCCAAAGGATTGGATACTTCATAAAAATTGAAGTTTATATTCTGTTGTAATAAAGCGACGTTGTTTGCATCCCAAGATAGTCCATCAAGACCGTCAGAAGATGGTAACCTATCTGTTCTCATTACATTTAATGTGTTATTTGAAAACAACATAGGATTATTTTTCAGAGATGGGTATAAGTTAGGTGAATGATATTGATATTCTAAATCACTATATTTTAACCTTCCGACTGTAGTAGCCGCCACCAATGGAGCAGCAACCAAACCAATCAAACCCTTAATCCCACCAAAAGCCAAGAGACCCAACAATGTAAGTCCCGAAAGTGAACCAAAAGCTATCAATGAAACAGCTGCAACAGCCACAACATATGAAACAGCAGACGCTAACAAAATCGTAATCCAATTGGAATTAGTATTTCTACCATCTAAAAACGCATTACCTGTTAAATCTTCAGAATTATCGTATTTTTTGTTACTTGCCGAGCTACTATAAAAGTCACCTCTTCCAACAATACCAACTAATCCATTGAAAATTCTTGTAACAAGATTATTAACACTAGGTTCATATGTTGCGTCAATTGCACCATAATATCCCACTGAAGAAGACGTAAACGCAGAATATTGATTACCAGGTGTAAAAAACTTTGATTGATAAAAATTACCTGATTGTGTTGATAAATTGTTTATTGTCTGTCCGTTTTGTTTGGGCTGGATTGGTATATTAACTCTTGATTGGATTGTTAAATCAAACGCCGGATTATTATAGGTTGAACCAAATAATACTCCTAAGTTATATGTGTTATCTAATAATGGAGAATAAGGGTCTACCCCTCTTTGTAAAATCAAAACATATTGTGACTCAAAGTCTTCAAAAAGATTACCAAATAGAAAATTATTTACCCCAATGTCCCTTTCTCGGTATTGTGTATTACCCTGCTCCATAAACCTAAGTACGGTTTGCGAATTCAGAATATTTGGGAAACTTTGTCCTGTTGATGAGGTTACCATTTTGAAATAATCGGACACAGTTATTGCTGTAATTACTTGATAATATTCTCTATCCAATGGAAATATTTGTCTGTCAATTGTAGTACCTGTACTCAAACTATATAAAGTAGACCTACCTAATGTTTGATTCAAAGTGTCAGCATATGTTACAGTTATTTGTTGTGGTTCGGTAACCGAAGTTCCTGAAATACCAAAAAGTGTTTGTCCACTTATAATCTCACTAAATTTAACATTAACATCACTTGTGCTTGTAGGATTTACAGTAGTAAGTAGTTGTCCTGATGTATATTCTACGGTTGACAGGACAGTTAAGGTGTTATCATAATGGAAAGAATTTAAGTTATTCTGATTATCAAAACTTACCTTTATTATATTATCTCCAGTAAAATAACTACTTCTTTGGTTAAAGATATTTATTCTTTCACCCAACGGTAAATCCATACCCCAAACAAACATCCTGTCGTTATCCTCAGAAGCCTCTCTCATTACATCCGACTTGGGTACTTTATAAACCGTATCAACTCCAGAGCTTATATTACCACCCATTGCCTGTGAATATAATTCAGCAATAACAGGTATGTCCTCAACCGGCTGATAATTCAAAGCATGAAGATACTCTGTAAATTTTTCATAGTATTTTGACGGAGTAGAGACTGGTGTTAAGGTTCCTCTCCCAGATGCATCTATAAGTGTTGTTGTAACGGTCTCTCCCTTACATTCACAATTTTCACATTCAGGATAGGTAATCATTGGTAACCTCAATGGAATTCCCCCACTTATAGAATTAAAAGAAAGTAACTTTATTATTTGATATATGGTACCAATTATGACGTGAGCCAAAATCAAAAGATATTGCCCTATGTATTCAAAAAACGTTATGAATAAAGAAACTATAAAATAAATTGTATCATAGTTTCTGTAACCCTCATTGGCAGGAAACTTATTAACTGAGTCAGCACAATCATCACTATCAATTTCTTTAATTCCAATAAATCTAGCCCTATTACCTTTCTTATACTGGTCAATTAATCCTGAAACAGTATAGACCTTATTATAGGTCATTTGATAGAATGAATCTTCACAATTAACAATTATATCAGATTTACTATTGGTTTCGGTTCCAAACCCGTTTGTGTACCCAGACCAATCCAACCCAAAATAATAAGAGCTTTTAAGTTTTTTATATTGATTTGAGGTTTTAGGTTGTGTAAGATATGGGTCCAAATTTCCTTCCCAATACTCTCTAACATTAGGAACTAAAAATGATGCTCTTCTTGTTTGAATAGTCAAATCTTTAGACTGTTGCCATTTTATTTTAAACCTGTATTTTGATTTTGTTGGTATTCCTATTGATGGGTCTGCCGATATAACTTTTTCACCAAATTCATTAGTTACAACATAATCTAAGTTCATCGGTAACTCTGTTAACCAAGTTCCATTTTCATCTATTATATTTCCTGATTGCTCAAGTCTATATTGTTCCAAGATAGGATTACCATCAATGTCTTGTCCTATAGTTTGTCTCAAAGCCAACACTTGTCCAGGTCCTGATTGTAAACTACATAGTTCCCCCGTATTATCCCTTGGTCTACAATTTTTTCTAAATCTATATTTATCTATGTATGAGAAAATAGAACCCATAAAAACGGCTGTTGGTTGTATATAAACATTTGCATCGTCTCTTAAATCAAAATCAACCCTATTAACCGCAAGTTGACATATTTCAGGTTCTCCCCATAATGGTTGTACTTCTACCGTCTTATTTAATGTTATAATTTGCGGTAAAGAATTTAAATCATTAGAACTTTTAAATTGATTTCCGGCGACTTGCGATTCTGTCGCTATTCCCATTCTGATTAAATCTTGCGGTGTTAATGAAAATTCACCAATGTCAGATAAGTCAACATCCATTACAAGAGTTTGAAATCCTACAGGAACTCCCATTATCATATAGTCACCACTATCATTTGTTTTAACTGTAAACTTATAATACTTGTCAAATATTTCTATTGCGGTTGAATTTGTAAGAACGTCCTCTTTGGTTGGAAAAGTTCCTGTTGCCGAATGTTTACTATAAGATTTTTCGTATGGTAACAAATTATATCTATATCCATCTTCATTTTTATCCGATGGTTGTGTGTATGGATAAATTGCAGATATAATTGGGTTAGTTGAATCTTCGTTTGTTACCGGTATAAAAACAGATATTTTTGCATTTGCAATCCCATATCCGTTGTTTGCGGTGACCCTTCCCACAACAACACCATAATTTGCGCAAGAGCGTGTATAGACATCCGCCTGCTGAATTTTAAGAGAAAGAATTTCTAAAAATTCAAAGTCTTGGTTAAGTTCTACATTAATTGTTTTGTTAATACCTAACTCTGTTCTTATCCTGTAACTTTGACTCATTTGGTCTTTAATCTATAAATAGTTTAGGGCAAATTTTTACAGAGTGTAAAAACACCAATATAAATGTACTAACCATCTCAGATAAATAAACTTATTAAGAGAATGTAACTGTTTGGAAGTTTTTAACGCTTACTTTAATATCTTTAGTCGGGTATCTAATTTGATAGATTTGAACGGGTTCCGCAAAGATTGTATCGTCAACAGGTTGTATTAATTTTGTTTCAGGATTTGAATATGTCATTGATGTTTCAAATGAAGAATATTGTCCTCCAACTTGGTTATAAACATTAAGACCAGCAACTGTAATAACCCCTTCTTGGTTCTGAATAATACTTTTTATTTCAGATAAATAAACGTTCTGTCCTAGTTGTCTATAAAGTGGATTAAAGTAATCAGATACTTTATTCACAACATCAGTTATGATTTGTCCTGAATTTTGTGTGGCCTGTAAAACAATTGATACTTCAACACTCACATCTATAACTTGAGCGGTTTGTATTGAAATATAATCATTTATCATTCTATAATTTGATAAATAATTTGCAATATTTTGTTTTAACGTGTTTGATACAATACTAGTTAATTTACCTGATGTATCATAAGATAACAATTGGATTAAAATCTTATTGTCATTTTCTGTTATTGATACTTTTGCAGGGGCTCCGAATTGTGCCGGCATGTTTCTTAATAACGCCTCATAATCTTGTACAGTAACCGCTCTTTTTTGTGCTGAGAAGTTAAATGATACATAGTTTCTAACTTCTTCTACTGAAGGTTGATTTGCTCCTCCGATTGCCGCAGTAACGTTAACACATCTTAAAGAATTTACTACTGACGTATTTGTAAGCTCTGAAGGTCCGTTAACATAAAATGTGACAGTACCAACTTGGTTAATAACATTTGTACCCAAGTTTGTAGCCAAACCTCCACCAACTCTATATTGAACAAATAGTGTTGAGTTTGGAACTAATGCAGAACCTAATGAAAAATTATTTAAATAATTTTGTATATTTAAAGGTCCTCCTAAGTTAGTAAATAAATTAAGTTGGTCTTGAGCCGATGTTGTTCCTCCACCAAAAGTCATCTTTTTAAATCCTTCAGGGGTATATTCTGAAATAAATCTATTATTTGTTTGTATATATCTACCAACTTTAATACCTGGTTGGTCTGATACTTTAGTTGGGTCTTCAATGAATATTCTATCTTCAGCCAGCGCGTCTACCTCATACCACCTATTCTCTAAACTCAAAAACTCTGCAGCAGTAGGTACATTTGTATAATTTGTACCATTTTTTAATAGAACACTGGTTATTCCTAATACATTTTTTTCAGGTAAAAATAATTCAAAAAATGGTCTAACATCATTTGGTGATATCACTCTTTTGAATACCTTTGTAATACCATTAACAACAAGTTCTCTTTTTGTTATTGTATAATTTAAAAGAACACCATTAGCGTTAAAGTTTGGAATTTTTAATCTGTTCGGAAATCCTTGAGCATTGTAAGGTGATGCAAAATCAATATCGTATATATTTTCAAAGACAATACCCGCCCCACTAACTTGTGACCCTCTAACAAGTTGCCCCAAATATCTCTCATCTTCTTTATCCCCAAATGCCGGTACCGTTATTGAGAAGTCAATTAATGCAACACTTGGTCTTTGTCCTGGTATTTTTAATCCGTAAGTTCTAGCAATATTATAAATTGAAGACCTTTGTTGAGCATACTGTAATACAGTTTCTTGAATACTTCTGTCAATATGATAGTGTAGGTTATCAGCAATTGCCGCATTCAAATCTAAAAATACAGAAAAGACGGAAGCGTCGTTAAAATCTTGGATTAATTCGGGGTAATACGTCTTAGCATAATTTAGAAGCTCTGCTCTAATTCCCTGAAAATCTCTAACTGTGTATGATATTTTGTTGTTTGCCATTTTTTATTAAATATTAATAATAACGAAATCACTTTGCGCGAAAACTGAATTACCCGTAGAATAATCTATTCTTACCTTTGCAGTATACTCATATGTATTCTTTCCAGGTACTCTATAAATATCCCAAAGAGAAGCACTACCGACATTATCTTTAGTAGTACTATTAACTTCATCTTCTTCTGTTATAGGTTCTATTGATATATTATTAACAATAAGATTAGGCATGAACCTTGTAATAGAATCTCTAATATCTGACTCTATTGCGCTAAAAGTTAATCCATCAAAAGGTTCAAAAATATATTCATATAATCTTGTACCAAATTCAGGTAAAAAATACCTACTACCCTTTCTTGTTAATAGTAAATGAATAAGGTCTGACCTTATTTCTTGAGATTCGTATTCAGTTAAAGCAAGATAGTCTCCCTTTCTTGAATCTTGAAATGGAAAAAATAAACCGTATGTAGTACCGTCTGCCATATTACATAAATATACACAGACTATTTTTCATATAAAGTAGTATTTCCTTTTACTCCTCTTGGTTCATAAGGACAATGACGGCACCCATTTACCGACCCACAACAATGGCCTCTATCTTTATGATAGTCTTCGGTAAAAACTATCATTTTTCCTTCAATGTAATAATAGGAAGGAAGAAGTTTATTCTTCTCCCTTTCTTTGTTTTCTATATTTTCCATCACTAATTTTTTTACATAATTCTATGAAATATTCTTCAGGAAACGAATTTTTCATAAGATTAACATCTTTATGAACTATCTGTATATTTTCTAATATATAATCACCATTAGAATCTATCCTATCTAT